TTGATTTGCCGTTGAAAGTAAATGGTCTGGAGGTAGAAGTTACACCGATATCTCCGCTGGCGATGGCAAACAATATGGAGAAAGTCGGCGAGGTTATGCAGTTTATGCAGGTCAGCCAGAGCCTTGGGCCGCAAGGTCAGATGCTGCTGAACATGGAGGCGGTTGGCGATTACATCGCCGACCAGCTTGGCATCCCGGCAAGTCTTCGCACTACTCCGCAACAACGCGCTGAAATACAGCAGCAAATGATTCAGGCGGCACAAGCTGCCATGCAGGCACAAGGCATGGCCGCACCACCCCAACAACAAGAACAACAAGAACAACAAGCGGCTGAGTAATGTCACAAGCAGAAAAAATACAGAGCATCAATGCTCCCGGCTGGGATGGCGTTGATGCAACAGGTGAACCCATCAGGCTTCAGAATATCGACCTACAACGCAGTCTCGATATCAATTTCAAACGCTGTTTTGAAACCGAGGCAGGCGCGAAAGTCCTGGAGCATCTACGGGCCATCACGATTGAACAACCGGCGTGGGTGCCGGGCGCTGACCCGTCCTTTGGTTTCGCACGGGAAGGTCAGAACTCCATAGTGCGGGACATAGAACAGAGGATAAAACGAGCAAATGAGCCAAGTTGACGATAACCAGCAAGCACAGGAACAACCGGAAGAAACACCGGCTCCTGATGGATTGATGGCCGCCGCAGCTCTAGCGGAGGATACAGCAAATGACGACGAGCAGTCGAGCATCCCTCACCTTGCGGAGGACGCCCAGCCGGTTGAGGGGGAGGATGAGGACGAAATCTACGAAAGGCCAGACTGGTTCCCGGCGAAGCACTGGGACGAGAAGGAAGGCCCGGACATAGAAGGACTGGTCAAAAGCAATCTTGAATTAGAAAAAAAGTTTCACCACGGTGACCATAAGGCGCCCGAAGATGGCAACTACGATATGTCGGTGTTGACCGAAGCTGGCTATGAGACAGATGACCCTGTGGTTGAAGGATATCTTGAGTGGGCTAGAAAGCATGGCATCAATCAGGCGGCGTTTTCCGAGCTGGCAGAAACCATCACGGTGATTTCTGGTGAGGCTGGCATTGAAATGAAAGCCAACCTTGAAGCTGAAAAGCAGGCGCTTGGCGCTAACGCTGATGCAATCATCCAGTCGAATATCGAATGGGCAGACGGTATGCTGCGAAAAGGCGTGATATCAGATGAGGAGCGTGAAGAGCTGAACATCTGGGGCGGCACGGCTTTGGGTCAGCGGATGATGCAGAAAGTCCGGCAGATGACGGGCGACTTGTCAAAGCTGCCAATAGCAGATGTTGCTGAAGCCGGGCAAAGCAAGGATGAGTTCGACGCTGAAATGCAAACACTGATTGCTGACCCGCGCTACAGGAATGACGCGAACTTCAGGCGTCAGGTGGAGCAAAGGTTTGAAAAACGCTATGGCTAAACTGTACACAGTCCAGATGATGTGTTTGGACTGTTTACAAGCTACAGCTTGTAGTATATGTTCAAAAAGACTGATAACCCGTAAGGGCCGGTCTGGCGTGTAGAAATACACCGTGCGCGACGTTCGCGTAAGCCAGGGCCGGGGACTCCCCGATAACCCGCAAGGCGCAAGTTTTGTGTGTTCAAATTGAGGAGTGACAAACATGTCAACGAATCTATCTCCAGCGTTTGTTCAGCTATTTGAAGCAGAAGTGCATCAGGCTTACCAGTCTTCTGCCGTGCTTCGTAATGCTGCCCGGACGCGCACGGGTGTTGTCGGTGATACCGTCAAGTTCCCGAAGGTGGGTAAAGGCACAGCTTCTGTGCGTACTCCCGCCACCGATGTCGTGCCTATTAACGCTAGTTTTAGCCAGGTTTCCTGTAGCCTTACTAATTTCGTGGCTGCTGAATACTCTGATGTGTTCGACCAGCAAAAGGTCAACTTTGATGAGAGGCAAGAACTGGCACAGGTCGTGGGTAACGCCATTGGCCGACGCGAAGACCAGATAATTATTGATGCACTTAATACTGCATCTGCTGGCTCAAGCGTTGCCAAGACTGTTGTTACCAGTGGCTCTGCTGCTGCGTCGAACCTAAATGTTGGTAAAATTATCGCCGCCAAGAAAGCCTTGGACGCGAAGAACGTGCCAGCTACTGACCGGCACTTTGTGATTCATGCCAACAATCTGGCTGGATTACTGGGTGATGAGAGAGCTGTCAGCGCAGACTTTGCCCAGCTCAAACATCTTGTAACCGGAGAAATCACGGCAATGATGGGCTTTCAGTTCCATGTTGTGGGTGACCGGGATGAAGGTGGTTTACCACTAGCAACCAATGACCGCACCGGCTTTGCGTTCCATCGCTCTGCTATCGGTGTGGCCGTAGGCATCGCACCGAAAACAGAAATCAACTATGTGCCTGAGAAAACTAGCTTCCTGATTACAGCTATGTTGTCGATGGGCGCGGTAGCGATTGATGTTGACGGCATTGTCGATGTCGTAATGGACGAGTCATAGGAGGACTGACAAATGGCATTTGCAAGAGCGGGTTGGAACCCAATCGGCGGTCAGTCTAAAAAAGGCACCGCACCCCAGCTATTCACCTACACAACGACCGACGCGGTTACAGTTGTGGACGGAGCTGGTTATTTCAATGATGTGTCTGACGATGTGTCAGTTGGCGATGTTATCATTTCGGTGACATCAACCGGCGGCACCCTGGCGTCATCAATCCACACTGTTGTATCCAATGCATCAGGCGTGGTTGACGTATCCGATGGCACCAGCATCAGCCAGACTGATAGCGACTAACAAGTTTGGCAGGGGAGTCAATTCGAAGCACTTCCCTGCCAATCCCTAAACGGAGGTAATTTATGGCTGTTGGTGATACCGATGTCAGCATCTGCAACAAGGCTTTATTGCTTCTAGGTTCGGATGCAATCACATCATTTTCTGACGGTACACCGGCGGCACAGGCTTGCTCCACGATATATAACGAGGTCAAGCTCACCACCTTTGGCATGTACCCTTGGAGCTTTACCGTTGCAAAAACGGAGCTGGTAAAAGATACCACCGCCCCGGCTAACGAATACAGCGCACAATATCTGCTGCCCAATGATATGGTATTGGGTGTGCCACGCGCAGTTCGCACCAGTTCAGCGGCTGGCGCTGCCCTCTTCAAAATATGGGAGATAGGCCAGTCATCAGCAGGCGGCACGGTGCTTCTGACCGACGCAACAGAAATCCACATTGATTATCAACGAGCCGTATCGGAAGGCAACATGCCCACCTATTTTGTTACACTGCTTGCCTACCAGATGGCCTGGCACATAGCGGAAGTGATAACCGACCAAACCCAGAAGTCTGAATACTGGAGAGCGATTGCCCTTGGTACAGCGGCAGAGGGTTTTAGAGGCGGGTATTTCAGACAGGCCGCCAACATAGATGCCGGAGGCCAGACGCCTTCGGTTGTGGGTGACTATTTACTTACGGATGTCAGATGAGCCGGATACAGCAATATCAATCAAGCTTTACTGTTGGTGAGCTGGACCCGTTGCTGCGTGGCCGGATTGACCTGTCCCAATATTACAGCTCGGTCGATTTAGCCAGCAATGTTGTTTTTGAGCCGCAGGGCGGTTTCTCCCGCCGCCCCGGCTTGAGGTTTGTTCTTGATGCAACGAGTGACAATGCGGCAAATGGCACGGCGCTGATACCGTTTGAGTTTTCGACCACCCAGAACTTTATGATACTGGCATCTGCCCAGAACACCACCAGTACTATCAGGTTCAGGTTTTTTGCGGGTGGCACATTGCTGACCAATATTAATGGGTCGGGCAATGATTACTTGGATTACAGCGTTGGTACTCTCTATGAGGTCAGCAACTTTGATATGCAGAAGCTGTATTTCACGCAGAGTGCTGACACGCTAATCATCGTGCATGAGAATTTTGCACCGTTCAAAATCGTGCGCGGGGCAAACAACACAAGCTGGACAGCATCTGCGCTAACACTGACAGTCCCCAAGGTAGCATTTACGCTATCGACAGCTACGCCGTCCGGCACGATTACCCCGGACGCAGTTGATGGCACGGTCAAGGTAACGGCAAGCGGCAGCATATTCACTGCTGACATGGTGGACCAGTTCATCAACGTCACCAATGGATTTGGCAGAGCTCGGATTATTCAGCGTAACAGTGCGACCGAAGTGCTTACAACGACCGAAATCCCGTTTTTTTCAACTGATGCGATTGCTTCTGGAGACTATGAGATTGAGTCGGGCTACGAGGATGCATGGTCGAATACCAGAGGCTGGCCTCGTACCTGTTCTTTCCATGAGGGGCGCTTATATTTTGGCGGCAGTGCAAGTCTGGTCAATACCCTGTTTGGTAGCAAGGTGAACGACTTTTTCAATTTCAAAGCAGCCGAGGCTCTGGATGATGATGCGATACTTGCCACACTTAACACCGATACGGTCAATGCCATAACCGGCATCAGGTCTGGCAGAGACTTGCAGATTTTTACTACCGGGGCTGAGTTCTTCGTCCCCCAGGCTGACCTAGACCCTATCACACCAGCCAATATCACCATCAAGTCAGCAACCCGGCGCGGCAGTAAGGTTGGCCTGCGACCACAGTCAGCCGAAGGCGGCACGTTGTTTATCCAGCGCCAAGGCAAGGCATTGCGCGAGATGCTGTTCAGTGATGTTGAGCTGTCCTATGTTGCCAACAATATTAGCTTGCTCAGCTCCCACCTAATTGTAGACCCGCTGCGTATGGCGCTTAGACCGGCCACAGACACGACCGAGGGTGATTTGCTGCTGATTGTCAACGGAACCTCTACAACGGGCTACAGAGCCGACAGTACGGGCTTTGCGGGCACAATGGCAGCATTTACGCTTAACCGCCCTCAACAGATTGTAGCGGCCTCAACCTTTACAACTGACGGAAACTTCGTCGATGTAGGCGTTGATTTAGATACAATTTACTGTGTCGTGAAACGCACGGTCAACAGCGCTACCAAATACTATGTTGAGATATTTGATACTGACCGCACGACTGACGCATCAATACAGTATTTTGCTGGTGCGTCTTCGCCTGACCAGTCCCTGCCCGGCAGCGCTACAGCCGGTAGCTTGTCACACCTGGAGGGTAAGACAGTCAACATCGTGCGCGATGATATTGTGGACACTGACCAGACTGTTAGCAGCGGTCAGGTCACGCTGGGCGGTACGCCAACCAGCTATGCAGAGGTTGGGCTATCCTACACGGTCACGGTCAAAACCCAGCCATTTGAGCCTAGACTTTCCAGCGGTTCGGTACAAAGTCAGCGCCGCCGGATACTTGAGGTATCGCCCATATTGCATCGCAGTCAGAACATCACGCTGAATGGGCGCGAGATACCGCTGCAAAGCCTGCCACTGTCGGGAGCTGGCGGCGTGTCAACCTTCACCGGCGTCAAGAAAACCCAAGGCTTTTTGGGCTACAGCCGGGATGCACAAATAACAATTTCACAGTCAAAGCCTGTATTTTTTACGGTGTTGGCAATGGATTATAAAGTGAGTGTAGGACAATGAGTGGACCAGTACTAGCGGCCATCGCTATAGGTGCATCAGCGTTATCTGCCAAAGCACAGCTCGACGCGGGAAAGGCACAGCAAGACGCCTATAACGCAGAAGCCCGGCAAGCCGAGATACAGGGCAGTGTGCAGGCACTGGAGTATAAAAAGCAGGGCGTAACAGCGTTGCAGAATCTGGAAAAGGTACTGGCTGCAAACATTGCACGGGGCGCGGCTGGTAACCTTGACCCTCTATCCAGCGGGTCATCGGCTGATTTGATAGCCAGACTCAACATGCGTGACGGAGTCAATGAGTTCACGATAGCCAGAGACAACGCCAGCATCGCAACCAAGATGGCTAAGTATCAGGCGGCAAACTTGCGAGTCGCTGGTCAGTCAGCCCGGCAGACAGGGCGGCTTGGCGCTATTGCTACCTTGGGTTTGGGCGTGGCGGGAGCTGGTCAGCTCTACGGTTCAGAGGGTTTCACTTCACTTTTTTCACCAAGCTCAGCTACATCTACACCCGCATTCACCGGAGGGACACAGCAAGCTCGACTTACTGCTGGGGCAACGCCATACGCGAGGTATATATAGATGGCAGAGCAAGTAAGATTGCGGGGTTCAAATCAGCAGCTACGTGTGCCACGGGTTAACTTTGCTGCTGAACAAGAGATAGCGCGCGGTCGTAACCAGCTTTCCAACAATCTGAACAGACTGTCCAACTTTGTTATGTCAATGGCCGAGGACAAGGCCAAGATAGAGGGCGCTGAATACGGTGCTTTGAACGCGCCAACGGCTGAGCAAATCAACGATGCTTTTGTTGCAGGCGAAGAGCTGGAGCTGCCGGGCGATGATAGTAGCGTATTTGGTCGCAGTGCCAGACGGGCCGCACTGTCGATAGCGGGTGACGAAATCAGCGCTCTTGCATCAAATAGAGCTACGGAACTGACCACACTGTATGAGCAATCTCTGACAGAGTACGGGCAAAGCCAGCAGTTTAGGGACGCAGCAGAACGTGATTTTGGCATTACGGACTTCAGCCCCGGTGCTTTGGCTGACAAACTTGATGAGGTTGTTGCCGGTTATGGAGGCGTGCTTGACGAGACTAGCCCTGCCCTTGCCCGAGAGTTTCGCGCAAAGCAAGGCATAACAAATCATAGCAGCTATGCGGGTTATCTTGAGGAATATGTCAAAGTAGAAAACAAGCGGCTGGAGACTAACTTTAGAGCGGCTCATCAGCAAGATTTCAGTGCGCCAAACATCGCAAAAATACTACGGTTGCCAAAAGGTAATGATGTGCTGAACAAAAGAGTGCAAGAGGCGAAAAACAGAGCAGTAACATATTTGACCGGCAGCGCTCTAAAAATATTCCTAGACAACATGGATGGCGAAATTAATACAGCCGCGAAACAAATCGTTTCCGACGGTACGTTTGCCACTGAAAGGCCAACCGATACAATTGGATTAATTAGCCAAGGGAAAGTCACTACTTTACCACTCGCTGTTCAGAACGGAATTAAAGAACTGCGTAATCAGGGAATGTCTTTTACCGATATCGGTAAATCTTTGCGTGACGAAAGAGCCGCCCAGCTTAATTTTGCAGATGCGGAACAGAAACTGGCAAATGAGCGGTCAGAGCGGAATGAGCCGGGTGCTATAGCTTTGGTTCGTAAATCTATGTCAAGCGGCAACACGAGAGAGTTTGACCTGAATATAAAAACATTAGCAGACATCAACCCACAAAAGGCACAAGAGCTGACTGATGAGTTCAACGATGCTGGACGAATACGCACAGTATCTGATCCAAAAATTAAAGAGGTTGTGCAGAACTTGGCGGCAGCGGATGACTTGTCGTTTGATGACATTGAAAAATACGCCCCCGGTCTTAGCTTTGAAGACCAAAAAACATTAAATGACCTTGTTGACAGCCAAGAAAGCCAAGAGCTTACGGCTGCGAAAGATATACTCTCAGCCTTTGATTTGCCGCCGACTTACACTGTTATAAGTGAAAATGATGAGAATTTTGAAAAGGCTCAAATAGCAAGAAGAGGAAAGGCAGAACTTACGCGAAGATTTCAAGAGGCAAAAAGAAAAGGTTTGGATTTTGACGGCATAGCCATAGCAGACACTATCGCAGAAAACATTAGTAAAGATTTTAAAACCGTTGAAATAAAGCTCAAAAAACAAGCAGCCGATAAAAAGATTGCTAATGTAAATAGCATACAAAATAAACTGAAAGATGCAGACAGACCGTTCAAAATTTTTGAGAACGATGATTACAAAGGCGTAATAAATTACTTGAAGGGGCAAAAACAATTAGAACCCAAACAACGTGACCCCGGCATAGCAAAACAAAACGATGCAATAGATTCACAAATTAAAACTATTGAAACATACTTAGAGACACAACAATGATTGATTTGTTGCAAGAAAGAAGGGCCTCGCATCAAGCTAGACAAGACGCTCACGAGATTGTCATTAATGAGGGTGGTGCCTATGTCGATGTTCCAAGGGTTGAGGGTCAAGCCTTCTACCCCGGCGGTGATGCTCCTCGCAAAGAGTATACCGGCACAGTCATGGAACGTACTGGGGAGGCGCTTGGTGATTTAGGACAGGCTACCGTCAGTACGGGGGCTGGATTGGTTAGTGGGGCTTTGGGTATTCCTGGTGACGCTGGGGCGCTAATCGGTGGGGTAGCGAGGCTTATGTTTCCGGGAGATAAAGACCGAATCAAAGCAGCGGTTGACGCAATGACTTGGACATCCGAAACATTCGGGTCTGAGTTTTTCCTCAAACAATACAGAGAACTTGTGAACGCTAGTGACGCCAGTCAAGAAGATAAAAAGATGATGCTCGACGCAGCGGAAACTGGCTCATTTTTATCAATCCCCGGAGCTGGGGTTGCATTGGCGACTGGCAAGGACGCAATCAAAGAGGGCATGGTCAAAGCTGGGCAAGCTGCCGATGCGCGGATTGCCGACCGTGCGGCTGATACCGGGGTGACGCTTGCGGCTGGGGCTGACCCAACGCCAGCGATTGACGCAGCACTTTCTTATGCAGGAAGAAAAGCTCGCAAGTCAGGTCAGCTAGTAGGCGCACCACCAGAAATCAAATCACAAAGAGCCTTAAATAAATTACGGCGCAATCTTGAGGCGGCAACTGCCGAGGGTGAGCCTGGACGCTTTTGGTATGAGCGCAGTGGCAGGGCCATACTAGATGCACTTGGCGGTAACAAAGATGATGCTGATAAACTAGCTCAAGCAATCGCGATTACGTCATCTGCCACTGGTGTGAAATCAAATTTTGATTTTGCATTGCAAGCGTTTTTGCAACACAAGGCGGGTAAACCTATCAAAACAGGCCGGTTTCCAGCATCTATGAGTAAACGCATACAGAAAGTTTTCGACGGAGAAGATTGGGAAGGACGCAAGACAAATAATTTTTATGTAAATTTGATGCGCGAAATAGACCCAAGCAAGGTGCAAGGCGTCACGACTGATATGTGGATGATGCGAGCGTTTGGATTTAAAAACTCAGACGGCACAGCTTACAGTGGCGCACCAACAGACGCCCAATATACTTTTGTTGAAGAAGAAACAAAACGCATAGCAGATCAGTTAGGATGGGAACCGCAACAAGTGCAAGCGGCTATCTGGGTTGCTGATAAGGCCAGAAGCGAGGGCATAGATGTAAAAGATGCCGCGTTTGATTACTCTGACGCGCTTCTTAATAACAAGGCCCAAATAAGTTGGGAGAGCATACCGGGACGCACCGGCAACCATATGCCAGAAATGTTTGATGCGCCATATGAGGTGCAGCAAGAATATCACGTCGCAGTGTCAAAAGCGTTTCTTGATGAGAACGGTAACGACTTTGTCGCCAAAGAACTTGGCATACCAACGCCCGGTGATTTTGAGGCGCCTGGATATTTTGAGGGCAAGGTTAGCCCAGGCACTCAAACTGAGCTTGCCATCCCAAGGGAATATGGCGGCTCTAAGTATGGGTCTGTTGAGCCAGCTGCACTAGAGCTTATGGAAGCGTATGCCGCAATCCGTGGTGTTGCTATGAAACAGGACGGTGTTGGGTTTCACCGACCATTCTATAATCCTAAGAAAACAGATGCCAACGGCGTTGAGTTACGCATAGGACGTAAGTTTTCAGAGGGTGAAACCGAGCGGCTTGCTAAAATTTTAGCAGACGCATCAGGTCATGGTGAATATAATCCAATAGCCACACGCGATGGTGTTCGTATAATTAACTTCGATTTTGCAAAGCTGAATGATGACGGCACACCGTCAATGCCAGACACATGGTTATCTGCTGATCAGTTAAAGACTAACAAAGAATTTACAAAATTAGTACAAAATGCTATTGATTCTTTAGACTTAGATGACGACCTAACAATTGACCCCGTTCTCTTCAACAGTCAGAACGGATATGTCGGCAACGATTGGAGTGCAAACAAAAATGGCGAAGAGTACCTCAATGCGTTACGCGGAACAGGACGACCCGATTTACAACGGAAAGTTCGTTCTATCCTCTCAAGGCTCCAAACCCGCATCGATGAAATCGACACCGATTTCTCAGAGCGATATGGATTCACCAGAAACACAGACCTCAACCAAGAGTTCCGAGTATCGGGACAAGTAGCGGATATGCCTCCGCAGGAGGCTCCCGATGGTTAAGATACTTAAAGAAGCATTAGGGTCATTAGCAGAAGCCACTCGTAAAGCAGAGAACAGAGCGCACGGCATGAAAGTGCCGGATGATGATGTTACTAAAACCGAGAGCGGCGCCCTTGTCATCAAGGCAATGCCAAACGAAGACCTACAGCTTTTAAATGAATCACTAGCTAAAAACGCTGGTATCAGCAAAGGATTAAACCTGGGCCGTATCGGTGACATATTTGAGCTAGAGGGTTTCAACGACATTGTGTTCAATGTTGCTGATGGTGATTTTGGTCTGACTAAAGTTCTAGAAAATATAAAAAATAACAACAAAGAGGTTTTTGATTATCTCAAGCGTGACACCAAGTCGATGGACGATTTGATGAAACTTGCCAACGCTACTGGGTATGAGGGAATCATCTATAAAATGCTTGGCCGCAAAGCTGGTGATGTAGCCCCAGCAGAAGACACGCTGGCCGGTATTGTAGCCATGATAAAGTTTGGCAAAGAAATTGAGGCGTTAGCGAGAACAGGGGCCAAGGCAACAGATATAACTGCCAAAGAACAAGCGTTTAAAAAGATGCGTTTGCTGGCAACAATACAATCAAACCTCGCCGCACAAGTATCTGGGAATGTAAGTGAATATGGGCGCGGCCTTGCTGTGGTTCGGCATCTGTCAACAATTGATATTGATGCCAAAGACTATGCTGAGCAATTAAACAAGTTCGTTGGGGAAATGGATGATGGCCTCATGGACTATCACTTTCATCAAATGCTTACGCTACAATCCCCAACGGCCAAAGCACGGTATGCAGAAAAGGGCTTGCTTGCAAAAACATTCGACTTTGCAATGGAGCAATATGTTAACGCTCTACTCTCAAGCCCGGTAACGCACATGGTAAATATGGCATCTAATGCAATGTTTCAGGTTCAGACATTGACAGAGCGCGGCTTGGCCGGGGTCATTGGCAATGTGCGAACACTAGGTGGCCGACTTGGTGAGGCTGGTGACCAACGCTATATCGGTGAGGCAGCGGCAGAAGCTCATGGTCTAGCGATGGCACAAAAAGATGCCTTGTTGCTTATGGGTAAGGTTATGGTGACTGGAGAGACATCTGACTTTACTAGCAAAATTGATTTAAGGGCGCGGCGTTCATTTGGCAGTACTGATAATATTCTGGAA